TGACAGATAAATATTCAGGTCTATACGATGGAGCAGCAGATTCAGCAGCATTAGTAATTAATGCTATTGCAGATGAGGCTATAGAAATCGGATCTCCAGTTATCCCAGTCGCAGCCGCAACTGGCGAACTAGCACCAAGAGTAGAACCAACCACAGACGGAACTCTCTTTATTGCTGGAGTCGTAGTTGGCGGAGACGCTAACGGTATCTGGGTCGATGGAACCACCGCAAATGACGGTTCTGCTGCAAGTGCAGCAGGCGAAAGTGTAAAAGTTTGCACGACTGGCAGATGTAAAGTCAGAGTAGACGGTTCAACAGGCGGAGCCAACTCAAACATAGCAATAGGAGATCCTCTTAGTGCTAGTATTGATGGAGTCGCCCAAAGAGCAGTAGCCTCAGACTTTGTGTTCGCAAGAGCATTACAAACTAGTACAGCCGTACAAGACGCTATCTTATGTGAAGTAACTTTGGAGGGTATACTCTAAAATGGCTAAAAGTGGAGAAACAATCTCTCGTAGTATACTCTTAGAGTCTAACGACTTTATGGGCATTAGAGAAGCATTGAATCACGCAGCCGACGGTTACCAAACTCAGGGTAAAACTTGGGATTTCTGGAAACCAATTAGAGAGACACCTTTAGGAGTATTCTTTGACAAGTCAGCAGGCAGCATGGAATCCATGCGTCTGAATCCTAACTTGCCTAGAATTTGGCACGAGGCTTATGGAGTTTCCATAGGTGATTATGCTGCAAAAGGCGGTAACGCTGTCCGAGAAACTGTTAGTGTACCTAGTACATTATCAATCTTGAAAATCGCAGATGAGATCATCGAGGGAGCAGAGCCATATTCAGACTGGAAACAATACTCCAGACTAATTGAAATGGACGCACCTAAAGTAAACGTACCAAAAACTAGATACACAAACCAAGTAGGAGGCGGAAGCACTGACACTATCAACATATTCAAAGAATCAGGCGGTAAACCACCTCAAATCGGTGGCAAAATGGAATCTATTGCATTAGACTGTAGCAATACAACTAATTCCTTTAGAGGTACCATTAGAGTTGAAAGAAACGACGTTAAGGATAACAACTTCTTAGCAGTCGAGCAACCATTAAAGAACGCTGGAAATCTTTTCTACTACTTAGCAGGAAAGAGACTCATCGATCAAATGGTCGCTGACACTACAACTAATACCGATACTCTTGCAAACTTGGACTTTGCAACACCAATCCACGCAGAATTTGAAGCATTGGCAAACGTCATTAGAAGCAAATTCCGTGGATCCCAGAGAAATAGTGCAGACACTATGTTCATCAACCCAGCAGACGCCTATCAAACGATAGCAACCTCTACAGGTGCAAGCGGATCTTATCTATTCTTAGATAAGAGAGTCTTGAGAGATGATAACAATAGTGATGTAGTAAACAACTCTGGACTCGCAGCAGCCTTGGGTCTCAAAAACGTCTTTGAAACTCCTCAAATCGCAAGCGGCACAGTTATGATCACTAAACGTGACGTAGCACAGGTCGTCGGATTGAGAGAGGACTTGACCATTGAGAACTATGATATGACTGTTGGCGGTCTCTATGACTCAGACCTTGTAATGAGATTTGACGTCCAAGAAGCCGACGAGAACGGTGCTTACAAAATAACGTCCTTTTAGGTTACTTCATTAGGGTACAAACCCTTTTTTTTACTTTTTTAAATGTTTAAGAGGGGGAACCTCTACTCTATAGTATTCCTACAAAACCAGCGAGAGGGATCTAATCCTCGTTAAAAACAAGTGCTGTGAGTCACCGATGGAATCGAGCCCTTGGGGATAGGGCTGCCATCAATTCGAGAGGAAAGATCCTGAATTAAGGGCATTCTCTCATTAACTCTTTTAAATCAAGACTGTAAGGTATTTCATGGGAACTATTCAGTGCGTAAAATGCTTTATTACAGCAGAGGCAGATAACATGGTAGAGGGTCTATCTAAAATAGATCACGCAGCAAATTCCAAGAAATGTGACGGTAAAGATGAAAATTGTGTATTCTATAAAAATGGCATACCAGCAATAGTGTTAGATGGCGATATTGATCCTAAACGTCCTATACAGGGAATGACAATGTCTGCTCCTAAAAAATAGAGAGACTAATTTTTTTATTTTTAACTAGCCTAACACTGAAATACATCAGTGTCAGACTAGAGGTTGTGATACCTGTAATTGAAAGAATCTTACAAAAGATAAGCGTTACTGACTCTGACTGCTGGGAATGGCAAGGATCATTATCTACTTATGGATATGGAATAATTATTATTGATTATAAACAAATTAGAGTCCACAGGTTCATCTATGAATACTATCACGGTCAAATCTGTCCTGACTTGGTAATAGATCATCTCTGTAGAAATAAAAAATGCAGTAATCCTATACATCTAGAACAGGTAACGAATAGAATAAACATTCAGAGAGGTAATGCAGGGAGACACGGCAAACATTCTAAAGGTAATAATCACTATCAAAACAAAAAAACTCACTGTAAAAATGGTCATGAATTTACTCCTGAAAATACTGCAATTAGGAAAGATAATAGTAGATCATGTAAATTATGTCATAAAACACGTCAAAAAATATTATATTATAATAACAAATAATCTTTTTCAACTAGACACTTTTATCTTATTCCCAGCCTTGGTACATTATGATGATATTATTATGGGCTATGTGTTATTAAAAAATGAATTGGAAATCTCACGGTTATTTGATACTCTCAAAGTTTTTCTATGGGTATGGGGCAGGGTTTGTCACTACAATGGGGATAATTTCTGCCATAGACCCGTCACTGATTACAGTTTACAATCTTGGAGTATTTCCAGCACTTACGGGAATGGTAATGGTATTCCCCCAGTTATCAAAAACATTTCTAGAGGCGTCAAACAAGAGGGTATGATGTGTCAATAAAAGACTTTTTAGAAAAAAACCTCCCAGAGGCAGACTATTCCACTGGAGAGAAATCCAAATGTGTACTATACAAAATAGCAAATCTGTTTGATCTTTAGACTAACAGTTTTATCAAATCCTACTATCAGTGTTCGTTAGAGAGGAAATGTTTTACGACTAACCTACTTCAATGATTACATTCCAGTATCATTCTAAGAATGGAAAACCTCCTAACATAACTAGCCTAACACTGAAATACATCAGTGTCAGACTAGGAGTGTTGAACTCAGCACTTGAAAGATTTTTGTCAAAGATAACTGTTACTGACTCTGGCTGCTGGGAGTGGACTGCAGGATTAAACAATTCAGGATATGGTCAATTTTCACCTAATCATAAAAAAGTTTTAGTTCACCGTTTCATCTACGAGTATTATAACGGTCAAATCTGCCCTGATTTAGAATTAGACCACAAATGCAGGAATAGAAAATGCGGTAATCCTGTCCATTTAAGACAGGTAACACATAAAGAAAATGTTTTGTCAGGAAAATCCCCATCTGCAGTAAACGCCAGAAAAACCCACTGTAATAATGGGCATGAATTTACTACTGAGAATACATATTTAAAAAATAATATTGTGAGAATATGTTTAATTTGTAGAAGAAAATATGACAAACAACGCTACGCAAATTTAGCATGACCCTCTGACATCAGGCACATAATTTACTTTGACATTTTTATATTGTATTTTTAATAAAATGTCATGTTCGAACAAATAGCCATACAGGTCGGAATCGCACTAACAGTGGGTACCTTTACTTGTGTAATGGCAAAATTGGCAAGTTCAAAAGCATGGGATAATAAAAAATTAGCCTATACTCTTGGACTTACTTTTGTAACTGGACTGGCAGCAGTAAACGCCATTGAGGGCGGAGTTGATGAGTCAAACATTATCAAGGTTTTCCTCGAAGTGTTAGGTCTTAATTTCATCGCCCACACAGGCATTAGTATTGCTGGCAGACTAAAAGGTAAATAGAATAACCTATATTCTATACTTTCTTTTTTTATTAATATTGACCCCCCCATTCTGCAGAATTTCATCAACTGCAAACGGCATGAAATTTGAGTCTGTAGAAAACAACGGACTGACACTAAAACAGGTCATAGAGAACGACAGGAATTACGGCACTATGGTTCCTGCCAACGGGAAATATTTCACCTATGCAGTGCTCAACGAGGACGGAGAATTTACAGAAAAACAGGTAGAAAAGTCAGCAGCCATGGCACAGAGACGCTGGGTTATGTATACCAAAATGCGACAGTTCAGACTGGTAAATCATGACTATCAGGGGATAATAGACTTTAGAATAGAGTTTAGAACGGTAGAGACTGACCCTGACAATCAACTAAAATCAAATACTATCATGTATCATTATTTCCCTATACAGGACACAAACAGCCCATTCAGAGGTCTGTGCGTGGTAAACAAGTCATTCTATTACACATCTCACGGAGACGGAGTATTTGGATCAGAGTTTGAAAAACACGGCATTCCAGTGCAATTTCCTGATCAAAAATATCAGACCATGGATTTTGACAAACTGTACGGACATGAACTGGGACACGGAATGGGACTGCCCCACGACACAGAGCCAGATAATATGATGGCGTATAGAGAGGATCTAATGACAGAATATCCCAGCATAAGGGATATTTTTAGAATGCAGGCAAAGTATGGGGAGCGAGGGTACACTACTGCAATCCTCAGCAGATGGCTGGACTGGCTCAAAAAAGCCAGCGACAGATAGGATATGGGATTAACTCTTTTAAAGCAATACGATTAGACTACTCATGGGATTTCTTCACGAGATAGATTTGTTTTTAGGGCGAGCAGTCAGCAACCTATCTTGGTGGATTAATCACGAATTACCTATAGCATTGGGCATGAAAGAACACTCAATCTCTATAGGAGAACTTACAGTTATCAAAAACATTGGCAGGAAAGATGAACAGATTTTGGCATGGAAAAAAAGAAATCTGCTTACAGACGCAGGCAGAGACAAAGCCCATGCACAAATTTACACTAACACTGCAGCAGGAGCAAGAGGGGCAGGATTTATCGCAGTAACCGTAAACACTGCAGCACCAGCAGACGGAGATACCACACTCACTGGAGAAATCACTACAGGCGGTCTGGCAAGAGTAGACGCAGCAACCAAGACCCACACTGGATCTACTAACTCTACTACAATATCATCAACATTTACAGCCTCAGCAACACATACGGCAGTCCAGAAAGCAGCACTCTTTGACGCTGCCAGTGCAGGAACCATGTACCACGAGAATACATTTACCGCTACCACTTTAATTTCGTCAGATACCCTGACTGTAACTTGGACATTGACCTTAGACGATTAGGTGTAACATAGTATGACTAGCCCAAGTACAGCGTGGAAAGAGGCGACAGACCTAACATCAGGTGACGCTACAAAATTTGGTGCTCCAGACGGACTAAACAAGAATAACCAACTGTTCAACGGGGATCTAAACGTAGACAATGTAGATATAAATTCCCCATGGTTTTTCAGAACCTCTAAATGTTATTTCCTAAACACTGCAGGAACCTACGGGTTCCTAATTGACTCCTCTGCAGCACTGGCAGCAGACAGAACAATTACGCTGCCTCTATTGCTGGCAAACGACACGCTAGTATTCCAGACATTTATCCAGACAATATCCTCCAAAAAGATAGGCAACTGGCTTGATCATGTAGAGTCTGCAGCCCCGTCAAGTCCAGCAGCCTCAGAACATAGAAATTACTTTGACAGTACATCATACAAGTATACCACCAAGAACTCTGCAGGAACCGTAGAGGAGTTTACAACAAACTCAGGTACCCAGACACTGACCAACAAAACAATCACTACTCCAACCATTACAGTATTAGATAACGCCTTTACAATTCAAGACAATGCTGACGTAACCAAAACTTTCGTAACATCTCTCGGAGGAGCGACAACTGCAAAAGGTATGACTATCGTTTCATCTCACACAGACAACAGAACACTCACACTGCCTGACGCTACAGACACACTCGTAGGACTGGCAACTACTGACACACTGACAAACAAGACCTTAACCTCACCTACTTTGACTACCCCAGTATTAGGTACGCCAACAAGTGGTACTTTAACAAACTGCACTCTTCCATTTGAGGGAATAACATACGCTATTAACGCTCAGACAGGAACAACATATACTTTCGTACTGGCAGATGCAGGTAAAATCGTAACCTCTAGTAATGCTGCCACAGTAGCCATGACAATTCCACCAAACTCATCAGTAGCATATCCAATAGGTGCAAGCCTTACAGTTATATCAATCGGTGCAGGACTTACAAACTTTGCTCAAGGAGCAGGAGTTACAATAACAAGTACAGGAGCAACAGCATCAGCACCAGTATTAAGAGTACAACATTCATCTGCAACAGCAATTCAAACAGCAACCGATACATGGAGAGTTGTCGGTGATATAGCATGATTAAATTACCTAAAGAATATAACCAACCTCATTTAGGAGTTATTGCTTCTGGATTTGCAGCAGCAGCAGCAGAATTTAGAGGAGTATGGGCAGGAGGATCTGGACCATCTAACGTTATTGATTATATTACAATATCAACCGCAGGCAACGCTACAGACTTTGGAGATTTGACAGTAGGTAGGAGAGGGACAGGTGCGATAAGTAATGACACACGAGGAGTATTGGGGGGTGGAAATAGTGGTTCAGATAGTAATGTTATAGATTACGTCACAATAGCCACAACTGGAAACGCTACAGACTTTGGAGATTTGACAGTAGGCAGATCTTATGTTGCAGGAGCAAGTAGTACTACTAGAGGTGTATTTGGTGGTGGATATGGTGGTTCAGATAGTAATGTTATAGATTACGTCACAATAGCCACAACTGGAAACGCTACAGACTTTGGAGATTTGACAGTAGCTAGATGGGGACCTGCAGGGGTAGATAATGGGTCTAGAGCAGCATTTGGAGGAGGAACTAACTTCAATACAGTTATAGACTTTGTTACAATATCAACCGCAGGCAACGCTACAGACTTTGGAGATTTGACAGTAGGTAGGAGAGCATTAGGCTCAGCATCAAATGATACGAGAGGTTTATTCGCAGGAGGAACATCAGGTATTTATGAAAATACTATAGATTATATCACAATAGCAAGTGCAGGAAATGCTACAGACTTTGGAGATTTAACTACAATTAGAAATTATAATAGTGGATTAGGTAACTCAACTAGAGGTGTATTTGGTGGTGGACATGGCTCGAGTAATGTTATGGATTACGTCACAATCGCTTCTGTTGGAAACGCTACAGACTTTGGTGACTTGACAGTAGCTAGAAATACTCTTGGGGGGCTTTCTGATTACTCCCCATAAAAAAATATACTATTTATGTGGACTACCAAGAGCAGGAAATACATTATTTTCAAGTATAATAAATCAAAACCCAGATATATCAGTAACAGCAAATAGTGTTGTATGTGATATATTCTGTGGAACAGTATTAATTAAAAATACAGACTTGTATTGTAATTATCCAGATGAACAGTCATTACTTAATGTTACTAATAATGTGATTCAAAACTACTATTCAGACTGGGAATCAAAATATATAGTAGATAGAGGAGTGTGGGGATTGCCTAATAATTTTGAAGTGTTAAAGAAATATGCTCCAAATGATATTAAGATAATAGTATTAGTAAGAGACATTAAAGAAATACTAGCATCATTTATCAAATTCTCATACTCTACGAAAAATAATTATATAGCACAGCAAGGAAAAACATTGGAAGAAAGATGTGCTTTTGTCATGTCTAATGATGGTACACTTCATAGATGGTTACAAGCAGTTTTCAACATAACAAGACCTCAACATAGAAAATATATACATCTAATAGAGTATAATGACTTGGTTAGTAATATGGAAGGAGAGATAGATAAGGTATATGATTATTTAGACATACCAAAATTCAAGCATGAATTTACTAACCTGTCACAGTTGAGCAATAATGGACTTTCATATAATGATAAATCGATAGGTGGAGAATTACACACGATTAAAACTGACAAAGTAGAAAAGAATGAATATGACATTAATCAATATCTCCCAGATAACACAGATACATTATATAAGACAGATCCGTTTTGGAGAATTGAATGTCCGATATAGAATTATTCGGTGGTATTACAGACCTTATCACTATTCCAAAAGAACAACTCGCAAAGATAGCAGATAGACTACCAGAGTATTTCAGAGCCAAGGAGATAATTGGACACTCTACTAGTCAAAGTAGTTACTCATTACAAACAATGAATATGATTAGTGATTCCCCATTATCCAGAATGAAGCAATGTATATCACAAATAAACAAAAAATACAATGCACTACAAGAAGCATATTATAAAATTGAAAATAAGAAATTATCCGTTTTAAAATTATCTAAAAACACCGACAAAGAATCCATACTCAAAATCCGTGAAGAACAATCATCAATCACAACCATATCCGTATCTATGGAGAACGCACTTAGGCAGATTGGAATGTTTCAAGATATGTATGATAGTATTAAAAAAAATTACAATATACCTGATAATTGGTCAGAAGCAGATTATGAGAAACAGGAGATAGAAAATATGATAAAGAAATCGTTCAGAATATCTATTCAGGACCTTTCAGCAACAGGTAGGGTATCAAAGGCAGCAGTAGAATATTGGGAACAGTTAGGTATTCACCCACAGGTTGGAGAACATTATTCAAGAGAATATATGATTAATACACAATTACTAATAAATAATGGAGATATGATTACAATCAAAACAATGTATGAATTTTTAGATAATATGGTATTAAAATTTAACGAATCATATAAACTGGCTTTATCCAGAACAGGATTAGACTGTATTGGAAGTGAAGAATTTATGGCAAGTGGAGCAACAAAACCACGATGAAAATAATACGCTATACTCTATTGGGCAATGGCAAGGTTCCTAGTGCTATGATTGACGGTGGATATTTTATCAAGCCTAACGGTGGTCAATCTCCACAGGATTATGACATGATAGGATTGTCATTAGGCTGGGCAGGATTGAAAGTGTATGCAACCAAATTGGATTTTGAAAATTACATTAAATCTTTCATACCTTATTTTTTAGATCCATACACAGGGATAATAACACCGATTCAAAATGTAATAGATGATTTTTGGGCTAGATCATTGGAGTAACTAATTGACCTCATATACAGTAACCATAACTGAGGGTTCTGGGGGATATGTGGCAGGAGGGTATGTCTCCAGTGGATATGTCGTGGCTCAGACTACAATGGCTGACACTCTGGCAAAGTCATACGGAGCCCAAAGAACCGCCTCTGGGGCACTTACTATCACGGGACTAATTCCCAATCTGTTCATTGGCAGAGGAATCGCTCAGGTTCTAACCAACATCGGTACCGTCTCAAGGAAACTGGCAGCAACTAGGCAACTTACCACGGGAGCAGGAGGGTATACTTCATCAGGCTATCTAGAGTCTGGATATTTGACTGCAAACATTACTCAAATTATAGAGGTTCTGACTAAAGTTAGAAGTGTAAATAAAACTCTTACAGAGGCTATCACCAATATCAACACAGTAGGCAGAATTTATGCAGCACTAAGAACCATATCCGAGGCACCTACGATAACTGAGACCTTGGACAGACTTTACGGGGCAGTAAGAACACTCACCCAGACTGTCACCAATACCAACTCTGTCTCTAGGGTACTGGCAGCACTCAGAACAATTACACCTACTTTGACCATTACCTCACTGCTTACATCATTCAAGGGAATTGCAGGGACAGGAGCCAGCAGGCTCAGATATGCCACATCATACATATTCAAGAGGACAGGAATTACGTCAGTGTTCAAACGCTCAGGAAATTCAAGTTTTTGATCATTAACACCTTTAACTTTATGAGTGTGAGATAATTCATGGCAGATATTGAGTTTGCAGTTGGAGAATATGGAGACTCTTACGATATTACAATATACGATGAATCTACAGGATCCCCGATGGATTTGGATAATTACGACACTCTCACACTTACAGTAAAAACCTCAGACCTTGTTACTACCATACTGTCAGTGTCCCTCTCAAAGCCAACAGGCACGGTGGGCGTGGGCAGATGGACTATGACTAGTGGACAGACTGCCTCAGTGACGGCAGGCACATTTATCGCTCAGATTGACATGGTAGACACTGGAGTGAGCCAGCGAAAGAAAACAAAATATATGTCCTGTACCATACTGGAGAAACTGGCATAATGGGTACTAGTTATTATTCTCTTGGCAAAATCAAGAACAAACTGCACATAGACGACGTTGATCAGGATCCCTATGTAAACGACCTAGGGGAGCAGGCAGACTCTTACATTAACACCCAGATAGGGCTACACGCTACAGTGCCAATCCCATTTCCTGAAAAAGAACTAAAGGCACTTTCTGACAAACTGGCAGCAGCAGAGTATCTCATGTGGAACAGTCCAGACCACCCACGGGCTCTATACGACGCTGCAAGAAAGGATATTCAGGACTACATCAAAGCCATCTACGGCAAGCAAAACGCTGACGGGTTTACCACATCTACTTTCTCTAAAACAAGTTCAAACACTACAGGGTTTGAGTAGAATTGGGAGACTTTCAGGCTGACACCTTAAGGGACAGCATACAGTCTGGCTGGGGACTTTCAGGAGCACTGAGCAAAACTGCCTCCAACATAATGAAAAATCCTGTCAAGTTTTTTGCCCACCCACAGGTAAAGCAGATTGAGACCAAAAAAGCCATTCAGGTAAGAAAGGACACCCCACTCTCTACAGACATTATCCATCAGAAATTTACCGAGGTAAATGACGTATTTGAGGTGAAATGCAGATACACAGTAGAGGACGTTAAAAACAGCAAATGGGACATAGCAGAGTCCAGAATTGAGGATATGTGCGACGAGGTATTGAGAATAGTCAAGACTGTCTACAATCCTAACACTGGGACTGGGTTATACTACAAGTCTATGACTGGCTGGGATAATAACGACGAACTTGACAAAGTGAGCCAAGTATTGATCAGAACCATGAAACTGACACTTACTAGAATTAAATCAGAAAATACCAGCGTATTCAAAGGGTACGGGGGAGTGCTATCCTTTGACACCTCAGCGAGCACGGGTGACTCACTCCCTGCTGCAGACTACATCTATACCGAGGCGTATGACGTCCAGTGGACGGGAGGATTCAAGCAGATTGCAGAATTGGTAGACACTACCTCGGTAGGTGCAAGGGTTCCAATCTATTTCACTGGAGGGTACGGGGGACGGTTCAACTGTACCATGAACATGAAAAAAGCCGATTTTACTGACGCTGGCACCGAGCAGTTTCCAAGTATAGGGAATTTGCTGACCACTGGAGAGGTATCTGACGCAGTATTCCTATGGGCAGTTACCGACACTGAGAGCACAGCAGCCACACTGACCTCTACCCTTTACCTCAGAGTTATCTCGTTTGAGCCAAAGCATGATCTGGACGATCTCTCAAAGTTCAGGCTGGTGGCAGAGATTACTAGACCGCCAACATACGCACTGACTTAACTCTTTTATCCTCTATCCAGTATACTGTACTATGGCGAATATTGGTGAAATTACTGAGGTAATCAATGCAGCCAAAGTGCATTTAGATTTAGGATCAAACAGATTTATTTTGCTGCAGGAGTTATCATTTCATATTTCACGCCCAGAGGAAAGGGACGCAGTAGACGCAGGAACTATCTATTTTTACGGTCAGAATGACAATTACTTTGAGGCTACTCTCTTGCTGTCCTCTCCAGAGATAAACACGTTTGTTGGATATACCGTGCTGGACTCCAACGGGGCACTGCCATCAAACGCATTTCCAATTATCTACACAGACAAAAGCGGTGCAAGCAAAACCATTACCGTAGACTGTTCTGTCCATGATCTCGTATTTGAAAAACCTGTGGAGGGCGGTGTTAAAACTCGTTTGAAATTCAGAATCACCGAGGAAGTAACTACCGCAGACATTACATAATGGATTTTCATACTGCCATGTTACGCATGGAATCTGCACCTACTAGGGCTGCTGACTGGATTAATCAGAATAAAATTGACTATGCCATACGGGAACTCTTAGACCCAATGAAATCTCTAATGACCAGCAGGGGAAACGCCCAGTCCGTAATTGACGCATGGAGGGTAGAGGACGCTGGATTTATGAAAGTTGAACTAGTCAATGACCACCCTTTTGCTGACCTTACAGAGTTTGGCTGGGGAGACTATGACGTCTATCCACTGGGCAAGGAGAACGGAGGGGCAGACACTCTGAAATTTAACTGGCAGGGAGGGATTCATTTCTCCAAACACACCCACCCCAGAGGATTCAAGGGCTACAACATTTTAGAGTCTCTTGAAAACTGGGGATTCTATGACAGGTTCCTAGAAAAAATAATAGACGGAGCAAACAAATGGCTGCTGGAGTCGAGAATGGTATGAGTTCAAATCCAAGAATCGGCAAAGTTCTCAGAGTACCTATTGAGATAGTCCTAGAGGACGATACCAAAATCAAGAACATGATAGGGGATCTCTCCAAGACAGAGAAGAACTTTACACAGCCTGACAGCATAGAGTCAGAATCTCAACTTAACAAAAAATTATCAAATACCAAACTGGGAGAGGTAATGTCCATGTCCAAGGAGCAGATAGGCAACGTGGTAGGATTTGCCAAGAACCCAGACGGCATGATCATCAGAATTTTCCTCAGAAAGTTTGCCAAGGGAGCAGGGGCAATCCTGCTGGCTGCAATAATAATGGAGGCTATCAAGTTTGGAATCGAATATCTCACCAAGGACGGTATGCCACTTGACAGGAGATTCAAGAGAATTATCGGGGCAGAGGTAGTAGGATTTCTTACTAGAATGTTCAAGGCAGAAATTAGACAGGGGTTCAGGTCAGTTATCGCAACCAGCATAGGAGGACTCAGAGGCGGTCAGGGCAACGTAGGAGGTAACATCTACAGCATAGTAAACCGATCAATGTCCTCCAAGATTCCAGCCAACTTTTACGGCAGGGAAATATCAGCCTATGAGGCAAGGGGATTTAACCCAGTAGCCATGCCAAGTCACGGGAGCAGGAACTTTAGATAATGGCTGGAATAAACCGACTGTGGAGAATTGCCTCAGCCTCAAGCAGTGCACAGGGAGGCATAGGGGTAGGGACTAATACTACAGTGGAATTTGACGAGGCTACCGTGGCTAATGACCAGCAATTTGCCAAAGCCATAAGGTCTGAAATATCCGTAGACATTTCCCAGACAAACGCACTAAAGGGAGACATTAACCCAAGTCAGGACGGTGGGGTGGGATCACTTAGAATTTACATTAACGGGGTTATCAAGGGAAAGGGTGCTCTGACAGGCAGAAAGAGGCTAACTAGATGGCTGCTGGAGGATAAGACTACTGCAAATTTCCCACACGGCAGATTTGGAACCGTATTTGGAACCCTCCCAGAATACAATATCACTCCAGACGGCACGGCTACTACAGGGTATGGCTGGCTCATAGAGGATATGGAAATTGACCATGACGGGGAATATCAGAATAAAACCATGTTCAGTCTGACTTTGAAGTATAACGGATCAATAGCAGGAATTTTGGCGAATCTACCATGACCTCTGAATGGACTTTTACCGTCACACATTATGACGAATCTGCCTCCTATACTCCAACTGTTCTTACGTCTAATGATGTGGACTCTATTCCTATGTTTACTGACAACGGGGCAGGAGAGGTAAACTCTGCCATCTTAATTCTAAACTGTGGACAGACTGGAAAATTCCTCACTCAGGCACCCATATTAGACCAATTTGACAAAATTAGAATTGCTGCCACAGACGGTCAGGGAGGCACATACGACAGGGTATTTGAGGTAAAAACAATCACTCCGTCAGAGGATAACGGTCAGGGTACCACCGCCCAGATAGAATGCCTAGGCAACGAGTGGTATTTACAGCACTTGCACTATGCCCGTCCACAGTGGTTCCAAACTGCATTCGATGTAATGAAAGACATTGGAGACACTTACAATCTGGATCCCTCTACTACCGCCAACGGAGGCAAACTGCCAGACCTTTCATATCATGATACTGTTTACAATACCAGCACACAGTTAGGAAACGCACTGCCAAAACACACCCTAAACGTTTACGACTATGGTACCGCTCCAGCCATGATGTACGATGTAATGATGGATCTAGTAGACAGGCAGGCAGGAACGGTAGACCTAGGAGGAGTCTTGGATTACTTTGATTTGGGATTTGACACTGATCCTACAAATTTACATACAATCTACATGAGGTGTCCCTCCAGTGGCTCAGACCCAGAGGCAGGAGGCGGAGCACTAGTTGAGATAGACGCAACAAACGGAGGCACGTCAGTCAATACAAACACAGACGAGCAGGAGGGAGGCATTCAGGCTCAGAGGGCTACTAGGGTCTTATCTTGGGGAGAACTTGGTGCCATACCAAACGATCCAGCAGACTATCTGGCTCTGGAATTGGACTGGATTTTTGTACCTGAATGGAATGAGAATAGCATTACCTATTATCCTGACTCATTAGTTGTTTACAAGGGCTATCATTATATTTACTCAGGAGCCTCAGCCACCGTCTCAGCAGCAGGCTCTCCTCCAGTATCTAATTCAAATTGGTCTGTAGAGACATGGGCAAATTGGTTAGGCACAAAACAATATTCTCCGTGGACTGTAGGAAAGGCAGCGTTATGGGCACAGGCAGGGGCAAACATAGACGCAGCAGCAGGCTCTAAAATGATGTGGGACGGCAACCTAGTTATCAATTATCAGGACGGTTCAGATCTAACAGGAAATCATGACTTTTACAGAACTTGGGCTCATGAGGTAGGGGGCACAGACGCACTGGGGGCACTGTTTTCGGTAAGCACTGACTTTCAGGGCACTGGCACAGCCATACGCTCAGAGGGTCACAGGGTCTTAAACCTTGGAGGAAATCAGGCTACTGGGACGGATTCCGTTACTGGCAAGCCCTTTGACAATGCGATACTGGAATGGAAACCAAACGACGGAGGCTGGATAGTGCTAGACAAATGGAATACTGCTGACATGGGAAATAAGGTACAGTGTGCCGTACTGGCAGCAGGAAAGACGTTTGAATTTGCCTCCGCTACTGGACTCTGGACTGGGTATACAAACACTGTGCAAAAAACAGACTGCTTTCACACCTATGATACGCTGACCAACGTAGACGGATTCCAGACAGGCACTCCAATATTTGCCAACGGGGGAACCACTAAAGACTATTCATCTCCTACAAACGCCAACTATCGCTCTGCAATCCAGATGAAAACCTCATGGAATAAGATAGTTGATCTTACCAATGACGCAGGATATTTCAAAGGATTTGCTGGACTCTGCTTTCAATTTCCATATCCAGTAAAAAGCGACGGAGATTATGGGGAGGCTATCGGAGCCCTTTATGGAAATAGTGACACTCTCTATCCGTCATTTTTCGACCCACAAAACATGAACTATACCTCAAACGGTGGCAGGGGATTCAACAATGTAGACTCTACTGATTATGGACAGGTGCTAGATCTGTCATTTATGGTAAAAATTACCGAGACCCTTGGAGTGACAAATGACAGACAATCCAGACAACGGCTGCAGGCAAATTTCCCATGCAGGGTCACCTGTTATGACTCCAAAGACAACGTAGTAGTATTGGACGTAAACGTGCCATTTAGAGACAACTGGACTGATATGCACTTTCAACTTGACAGTTTCAAAGTTTACAGGGGCTCAAAGCCAGTATCACTCATAGAGTCACTTGCTGGGGGCACGGTTATCAGACCAAAGGAGCAGGAACTCGCCAACATCTTTGAATGGAGGAACCTCAAACTGATTTCAATACAACTGCAATCTTTCTACGACGACTTTGGGAGATACTCCCCACTGAAAGGCTTTGTAGGACTGGACGGAATTTTAGACCCTACGACACAGGTTCCATTATTTGCCAGTACCGTTTATTTTGAGGCAGACGCATTCAGGTTCACAAAAAGAAATATGGCTATGGCAACTGCCAGCACACCAAACGGAGTAGAGACCACACGAAACATCGAGGCTCCTTTCATGCAGAGAAACCAAATATTCTCAAAGAGACAACTGGAGAAAGACGCACTGGGAGAGGCTCAAAGGCTTGCATTCAGACACAAGGACTTTGTAGTGGGCACTCAGGGAAAATTCGACATTAGATTTTCAGATTCTTTCCTCTATACCAATCCAAGAATAGTGTATCTTGACTCCTCCCAATATTCACTAAAAACGGGAGAGGCTGTGAACACTATCAAACTAGTAGCCAAGAAAATTGAATACTCTATGACCAAGGTTAAAAACGGTAGGGGAGGATTTCTGAGAAAGATCTACGGTTCGAGGAGATTTGAATAATGGTAGGCAAGGCAGAAAAACGGGGAGACATAGTAGACTCTCTCAAAGCCATGCAGCACCAAAACCAGCAGAACTACGGACTGTCTAGGGCTCAGGACGTAGGAGCACCAAAGCAGAGAAGTTACTCCATAGGCACTGCAGACAATGATCCAGAATATGTGCAAAAACTGGACATTAGAGGAGGAGTAATGCTGGGATCCTTGGCATACGCTGGAGTCGCTACGGAAGAACTGGCAGTCAGTGGAATTATTGATACTAGTGATTACAACTCACCCAGAATATACATCACAAACACGGCTCTCAACACCCTCAAGGTGCTAGTCCCTACAATTACAGACGGTCAGGAAATATGGGTTAGGGCAAATGCAGGAGTCGCATTTACCATACAGAACACCGCAGGGACAGGCAACGAGACTACTGGAAACATTGAGTGCATGGCAGGGACAGACTATACCATGACGAGTGACGACTGGATATGCTTTCACTATGACAACACGGATCTAAAATTTCATCAGGTCACTGCAGGAAAGAACAACATCGGAGGAGGCAGTTCTGGAGAGGTATTCACATGGACTAATAACCACTCTGCAGCAAACAATTCACTTACTGATATTGATGATTTAGACTTTACAATTACAACCGCCAACGACGCCCACATAAACACTGCAGCAGATGGATTTGAATTTAGATTAGACTCTAGCAGTAAGTGGTTTGAGTGGTGGCAAGGCGGTTTGAGGAGGGGTCTCCTTAGTGGTACACAATTTTCTCTTTTTTTTGCTGGTGCCACTGAATATGAATTTACTGCTATCTCTGCTGATTGGCATAGCAACACATTAAACAACGCAGGGGGAATATCACTCACCGCAGCAGGAGCGTCGTCTCTAGGGATTGACTTTGGGGCAGGATTGGGAAATACCATCAAGCAAATTTCAGGAGACTTTTACTTTCAGACCAAAGTCGCTACAGACCAACATAAATTTTATTGTGGCTCTGAATATTTCAGAGTAGACGGAGCAAACGTAGGCGTCATTAGTTTTGTACCCATGCAAACACCAAGTATAGGAGCGTCTGTCACTACATTACAAGACGGTATTTCTTTTACAGGTGGGATAGGAGGATTATCCCTGAATACCGTTAGTTTTACTATTTTTGCAGGATCAACAGGTTATGAATTTACTGCAGGCGGATTAGATATGGACAGTGAGGATCTTCTTAATGTCGGATTACTTACTTTTATCAGTACAAGTTTATCCCCGTCAGGAAACTTGGGAATTACGAGTAGTGCAGGGAATATGGGGTACCATGCTAGAGATTCAAACGATAAACATTATTTCAAAGTAAACGGTGCTATAGTGGCTGAACTCAGTGCATTAGAGTTACAACTTGAGGACGGTGTAGATTTAGAATTTAGAGAGTCTACTACCCCTCCAAGTGGATCTGCCAATGGAGCAAAACTATTCGCTGTAGACTCTGGAGGTGGAAAGACTATTTTGAAAGTACAGTTTGGATCAGGCTCCGCCATAACACTAGCCACGGAAGTATAAATAGATAAATAAGGAAAGTGACTGAAAGAACTCATGACAAATCCTAAAGATGAATTAATTGCACAGATTGAAAAACAGATGGACTTATTTCAGACCACTGTAGGCAAGGCTAATGCAAATATCATCTCTACATTTACAATTATTTTCAACTCTATGGCTCAGACTATTTTGGTTCAACGTGACATTATTGACAAACTAGAGATGGAGAAAGCAAATTCACAAAAGCCTATAGCCACCAATCCTGACGAAATTATTACATAATCATTTAAATAAGGAATTAAATAATTAAATGCTATAATGGCAAAAGAACTAACTGATCACTTTGCAGTAACCGAGAACATACACCGTGCTACTAAATCCGTTTCCTCTGAATGTAAGACAGAGATTAACGAACTAGTAGAGGCAGTTCTCTTAACTGACCCAAGAATCAAAGCAGCATACGATAGAATAGTAGGGGGGAAATAATCTCATGAGCGAATCCTTTGATATTACCCTCAAACTAGACGATCAAGAAGTCGATATTTTACACCAAATAAAGGCTCAATGCAACAAAGACGGCTACGACTGGAGTTTTAATCAGATCTTAGGCGAATTAGCAGTAATAGGAATTACCAACTGGAAACACACTAGAGCAATAGAGAAAGCAATCTGGGAGGGGAGACCTAGAAGTGACTGATCCTAGTTGTAAAACTTGTGGCACTCTATTGGCATGGAAAAAACCATACGTCAAGGGAGAGCCTCCAGTAAACACAGACGGCACTCCTCACAGATGTGCTCAAGGTACGGCACACCCATCAGAGCCAACAGGCAAGCCAAAAGTCACACCTATGGAAATACTGGGAGAAATTGCAGTATTCTATGAACTATACAAGGACGTAGATCCTGCAAAGTTTGAAAGTATGGCTAAAATCTACATATCGAGGAATATGGCACGATGATCCAAAAAATAAACATGAGGGGATTTGAAAGCGATACAAAACAGCACAACCCAAAAACACTGTCACCAAACCAAAAGGCAGTCTTTGAGTTTATTGAAAAACCTAGCAAATATCCAGTGCTATACGAGGCATTCAAAGAACTAATGCCAGAGTCCTCAGTGAGAAGAATTATGGCGTCACTACTGTCAAAAGGTCTGGCAGAGAAAACAAAATCAGGCAGATGGAGACAGGTAAAGGTAGAATGATGAGATCCACAAGTCTAGACGCCTACAATGACATAAAGCCAGAACTGGGCGACTCTCAAAAGATAGTCTATGACGCCATACTAAAACTTGGCTGCCCTACTGACTTGGAGGTTACTAGATTTCTGGGGTTCTCTGATCCTAACAAAGTCCGACCAAGGAGAAAGGAACTGTTAGATCAGGGCAGAATTACAGAGTGTGAGAAACGTATCTGCTCTATATCTGGACGTACAGTTTGGTCGTGGAGGATAAGATGAGCGGTAAAAAGTCATTTATTCACAGAGCACAGAAAGAGTGGGACTCTACTGACGGACATGATATGACAGAGAAGAACAGAATAGCCGTATTACTACGAAATAATAATATTCGGCATTTCCCTCTCTTTGATCAAACTATCTTCATCAACAAACAGACCCATAACTGGCAGATGGAGCAGCCAAGTGGCTATACATCTAAAGAGGATCTGTGGAGAGATTGGGAGACTTTCATACCTGACCTGTTATTCCCAAAGAAAAACATGATCATCGAGATAGACGGTGACTGGCACTTTAACACTAGCAAGGGAGTCAAGCAGACCAACAAGAGGAATGAGTATTACGAGTATGCTCAGATTAGACTAGTTTGGTTCACTGCAGCACAGATAAAAGGCTGGTCTGACGCTGAATTATATCTCCAGTTAGTAGACAGACTTTAAATTTTTTTACCCCTAGACGTGTGGGAGAGTAGAACTAAATAAAAAAGTAATAAATAAAAAAAAATAATTAATTTGTTTTATTATTATATTGATTATATTTTATTTTTTTAAAGATTAAAATAAGTAATACACTCTCTCACACACATGGTAACAACTGAGGGATTTTTAGCAGGAAAGGCTAGAGAGAGATCTTTTTTAGCCATAGTAACCCGTGAGGGAATAATCAAGAGAGGTAAATTAGTCGCTATGATGAATTGCTCTCATGACGCTTTCGCTAGGGAGTATATGGACTATCTAGAGGCTTTCCCAAATATCACATACAGCAAAAAAGAAAGGGAGTTTAGTTTCTCGAAATGAGCGAGGAAGTAATAGGCACCTTAGGAAACGAGTACAATCTAATCGGTGGATCTCCAAACAAGTATCAATGCCCTAATTGCAGGAAGAATATCCACTGTATAGCAGGATTCAAGAACGAGGGAGACCCAGTAGAAATGCTAAAAGATCGCTGCGGTAAGGACTGTGAGTGCAAATGCAGACATAGTTATCTCGCCCAGAATGGCAAACTCAGAAAATATGGCACAGTAGATGATACTGACGTGCTGGAGGACTTTGCACAAAACAGACCAAGGGACTCTACTGACGACTTTATTGATGAGATCAACGACTCTTTCAACAGTAGACGTAAAGACCGAATTATAATCAAGGATTAAATCTCCCCCTTTTTTATTTATTTTATTGTTTAAAGAGTTAAATACAGTATGTTTGTAGGGTAGTTGGAAATGACACAAATCAATAATTTAAGACACGGAGAATGCAAGTCTGCCAAATGTGGTTTTAAAACACAAAACAAGTCAGAGTTACTAATGCACACCCAAAAATTCGGACATATTGCAGAATATGTCTTAGCCCCAGAGGTATCAAATTGATTATCTCTGCATGGGAATGCAAGTGCGGAATGTATAATCCCAAGATAGCCACAAACCTACTACGCAAACAGGTAGGCAGAGACCACAGGGACAGCGAGGTATTTTTTAACATCAAGTCAGTCAAGGTAGTCTGTAGAAACCCAGACTGCCAAACTATCAAAACTGTAGGAGTGATAGGAGCATGAGCGACGAACAGCACACTCCTTACTATTCAGTCAGAACTAGAGTGGGAGACGTAACAAGTCCAAAAGACCTAGTAGGCACCAAGGACTTTACCGTGGAGATTACCATGGGCAACACTGACGCCCTAATCATCAGAGACAGATCAGACGTAGCAAAGATCTCAGAGTATAAAACAATCTTTGACCTGATTGAGGATCTATATGTCCAGAGGGACGCATGGGCACTAAAGAGAGGCTTTGTATTCGTAGACCAACTGCCAAAAGGCGATAAAAGCGGAGGAGCCAAACTATGACACTCAGTAACCTAACACAAGTGCTGAGGAGGGGAGAGGAAAATTTACCTAACCGTTCATTTCCAAAAACCTCTCCTCTTTTTGAGGTATTACAATGAGCCAAATATACGACATGAGCACTATGGTAAAAGAGCCAGAGGCACTGATAGGCTGCCAGACTAGAGGCAAGCACAAGACAACATATTTCTGTAGACTTTGCAGATCATACAGCGTGAACAACCCCAAAGCCCACCTCAGAGACAAACATAATGCTGACTACAAGACTACCCAAAACAAGGCATATACAGACATTATCAAGTGCCTCTTTACGGAGTGCAGATGATGAAGTGTCCAGAATGTGCCAAATCATTCGTGCTAGTCAATCAGCAATACTGCCCTCACTGTAGATGTAATCTGAGAGAGGCTTTTGAGGAGGACGAGGATTGAACCTAGACCATGAGCACGACTCATCAGTCGATATAGACGATGAGGCAGAGGAGTATGACCAATCTCAAGGATATTCATACGGCACCTGTAGAGCCTGCAAAAAGAGAGGCAACTGCTCAAACGACGACGGCTATTGCACGGACTGTAACTGATATGGCTGAACTAACTCAGTATGAATTACTCCTAAAGGATTTACATGATAATTTTCATGGAGGAGAAATCAATCTAGTGGTAGAGAGGTGTCCATATTGTCATTAAAACCACTGGAGGGAGACATAGCCATCGCTGCAGACGCTACCCTGTCCAAGATGTATAGGAAAATCAACGAACTAGTAGTAGACGCCAATGACAACATCAAATATCAATTAAAGATGAAAAATGACATAGCAGAACTGCACATAATTATCAGGGACATGAAACTGAGGCAGATGAACCTTGGATAGACCCTATATGCCTGCAAGCAAGTCAGACACTCACATTACGCCTGACGAGGTATTCATAGAGATATGGAATAACTGGGGCATAGCAGAGGAGGACTTTTTTGACCCTTGCCCAGTAGGAGCCACAGACGGCTTAGAGATAGACTGGAAAGAACTAAACTATGTCAATCCTCCCTATGGAGACGGCAGAAAGAACTTGGACGGTGACACACTACTAACACGATTCGTAAGGAAAGCATTAGATGAGGCTAAAAATGGGCATACCACTATTATGCTCATGCCTAGCAAGACTGATCAAAAATGGTTCCACTGGTTGTTAAGGAGAAATCATCTTACTGCAGAAAATACACATTTCTTTGATCACAGACTGAAATTCAAAAACAACAAGTGGTCAGCAACCCAGCCTCATTTCCTAGTGAGGATAGCACCTTGAACTGTGAAAAACAACTCTTGCTCACAGGACTAATAATGTTCTTGGCAGGCTGGACAGTCCATGTTTTAGCAGTAGAGGTATCACCTTGAGCATAATAACACAGGAGAGAACAATCTCCCATAACTGCTATCTCTACAAACATCACTACTGCAAGGGAGTGCGAAAGGTAAAGGAAATAAAGGAGTATGTACGGTGTGAGTGTAACTGCCATGACTGAGGAAATCTTTGACTGCTATGATATGCCAGATGAGATAAAGTCTGACGAAAAATGTACCGAATGCGGTGAATGGTTCGGAGATCACATGGAGGGCTGCAAGAATGATTAGAATCCCCATAGACACAGTATGGAAACTAGTCCACTTTTGCACCAAGACCTGTAGAACCATAAGAGTGCCTGACTTTAACACTATGAGGAACAAGTTAAGAAAGAAATGAAATGCCCAAACTGTAAAGAGACAAGAAATACCATGAATGGCAAACTACACATAGAGAAATATCACCTATGCTACTCCTGCAGCAACAACATCAATCTCAACAAAAACAGGAGCAGACTATGATAAACCCTATCTCCCCATAATGAACTCCGTTTAGCAATCTAACCGTAATTATCCCTCTAATTATCCATAGGGGCATTATCTATGGTCAGAATGTATGGGAATAATCGCAGGCGTAGTTAAACATTAACACATTTAACTAACCACCCCCTATTCTGGGGTATGAGAAACGATGAGATAATCGTAGAGGGATCTGTATTAAATGCAGAGCCTATAAATTTCTGGGAGGAACTACTAAAGATAGAGAATGAATGCCCAGATCTATTCAATGCCCTAGCGGAGGATAAGTGGGAATGAGAAGAACCGAGTCTGAGATCGAGCACCTGTCCCGTACCAACATGGTACTACACGACGAACTCACCAAGGAATTTATGATTACTACTAAAAAGAGAGTATACATCACCTCACGGGAGGGAAATAGCACAGACATTACAGTAGACACATTATGCAAACTTGCCTCATCTATTGGCTATATGCAGCAGACTCAGGCAGCCCTGCAAAAGAACATTTACACGGAGAGGGACATTAAAGCCATCAATACTAGACTGGATAGAATACCTCCAGAGATGTTACAAAGTTACATGAATCCTGCCCTGCTGGAGCCTGAACTAGAGACATAATGGAATTAGGACATACCCAAACACTTGCTTATAGATTAAAACTATGGTTAAAATGGAATAGTGTTATTTGGTGTCATGGCTGTAATAAAAAAATATGTTCTGGGTATAGGATAATTAAATGAAAGTATTAATTGCCTGTGAAATGTCGGGAAGAATTAGAGAAGCCTTTAGAAAGAAAGGACATGACGCCTATTCTTGTGATTTACTCCCATCGGAGATACCTAGTGAGTATCATATTCAGGGAGACGTATTAGATCATTTAGATGAGGGCTGGGACGCTATGATAGGACACCCTATCTGTACTTTCATCTGTAGAAATAGGGCGAGGTTAAATAAAGAAGAAAATAAAGAGATAGACACAAGTCTATTCATGAGTCTACTAAACGCAGATATTCCTAAAATCTGTATAGAGAACCCTGTCCCTAGTAAATTGGCTAATCTCCCTAAATACACACAGATAATACAACCGTACCACCATGGACATGACCACTCAAAGAAAACCTGTCTATGGTTAAAGAATTTACCAAATATAGTCCCCACTAACATAGTACCCGTAACTCATATCACTACTAAGAATGGCTATCGTTATACTAAAGGCTGGTATCAAACTCCTAGAACTAGTATAGCAAGGTCAAGAACATTTCAAGGAATAGCCGACGCCATGGCAGATCAGTGGGGATAATGACAGGCACTATCTCTACAGAACTAAACAAAATCGCCAAACGTCTTGCAGTGCAGTCAATAGTTCAACTGCCAAAATTACATAAGAATGACTGGGAATGGGCTCTCCATGACAGAAAGTTCATGGGACGCACTACTAGATCATGGGCACTAATTCCATTTTATCCAGAGATATACTTGGATAATCACCCTAACAAGACAGTACGAGCAGGCAGACAGACCCACAAGACTACCTATGCTGCAGATAAGGTAGGCAGTAGATCTACTAGACAGGCAGGAGTTGAGGTCACCTATGTGGCAGACAATGAACCGCACAAGTCAGCATTCTCTAGGCAGAGGTATCGTAGAGAGTGTATGCTGGCTAATGATAACCTAAAACAATTCCTACCACATGGAGGACGTGCTGCAGTAGATACCATAGAATTACTAAACGACTCTGTTGTCTACATGGTCACAGACGAGGGAGAATACAAGAACGTAGAGGGCAAGAGTAACGCCTATCTAGTATTTGATGAATCACAATACCATGACTTACAGTTCCTATCTCACGCTACTTATTCACTCACACAAACCCACGGACAGTTTGAGACGCTGGGCATTGGAGGAGAGGCTGGATCCGAATGGGATAACCGTTGGCTTTCATCAGATCAACGACACTGGATCTATGATGATGATACCGATTACAAAGATCCTAGCACGGGGAGAGTCTGGAAAGGTCAGGGCTGGAGACACAAACTCAGATTTAGCAACGATGGAATTATAATCAATACCCCAGAGGAACTCAAGGTCATACTGTCAGGCAAATGGGTAGCACAGAACCCAGACGCTACAGAGATTAGAGGATATTGGCTGCCACAGGAGATCTTCGCTACTATCCCCCTAACTAGATGGAGTGCAATCAACGAGTATCAAATACCAGCGTCAATATCAGTAGAGTGGCAAGAGCAAGAGCAGCCAAGATCAATCTATCTGTCCCACTGTAGAGGAGAGTCATACAAGGCGGAGAGGAGACCTATCACTACTGAAATGGTACGAGCCTGCATGAGACCGTATGAATATCTAAACCTTTTATCAGGAGACGACGTAAAGGCATTGAAGTTAGAATATGGCAACGAACTACGAGTCCTCGGTGGCATTGATTTTGGATCCTCAACGACAACTCCTACTACTGTCTTGGCAATCCTCCTGCACTGGAGAAAATCAAAACGGTATCAACTTGCATTTATCGAAAAGATTGCACAGACTGACCACCCTTACGACAAAGCCAGACACATAGCAGAGACCTTTCAAGCCTACGGAGTCGATATAGCAGTTGGCGACATTGGACACGGACAGGACATGGTACCTGTCATACAAGATGGCGGCAGAGATTCAAATGATCAGCCATTTAACGGACTTGGAAAAAATGTATTCTATTCTTGTAGAACTATCAGCGATGAGACCAAACCCCAAATGACCAAATCCCAAGAGTCAGACGAGGAGGGCACAGAACTTGGACGATTCCAAATAGATAAGACTACCATTATACAGCAGTTCATCGACTTTATTGGCTGGAATCTTGACTGTGCTCATATACGAGAACCATGGAGAGAACTGACTAGAGAGGACACACCAATTAAAGTCCCCAAACTAATGATACCATTCGCTAAGAACTGGGAGGTAGATTTCCTAGTTAAAGAATGGGTCAAACTAACAAGAAAGGATCTAGAGAAAATCCAAGAGGGAGACGTAGAGGACGGCAGACAGAGGAATAGAAAGGAGTTCAATCACCCTCCAGATTCCATGATGGCATTAATCTACTGCATGGTAGGAGATAACAATTATGACGAGGGCTCTTTCTCTATCAACAGGGTAAAGAGGAAACGTAATTAAATTCTTAAATGAGGAACTGGCACAGATTAGAGCATGAACATACTAGACCAATTAATTGACTTGTACGAGGAATTGGACAGTCCACATGAACCCATAAGAAAACAGGTTCAGATAAAATATGATACTCTATATGCAGAGATACAGGATAATCTATCCACACTTGATGAAATTAAACAGTTATCCAGCACTCATTCAGTAGAGGGTATGAATGAAAAGTTGGTAGAATTATTGTCAAAACATGAGGGGAAGCAATGAAATCTCCCTACATCATGGGCTTTCAGAAATGTGGCATTAATTCCATAATCAGGCATTACAAGGACACACCTAACCTCCACACTACTGAGGACATTACCTCTATACACTGCGTCCCCACTTTCATGCCATTCATTGAGACTCACTATCCTGTCGTTATCATCAGGAATAAGGTAGACGCAATATGGTCGATCTATTGGTTCTTTGGCTACTGGAAATCTCACACCCTTGAACAGTTCTTGGTGCTAGATGAGCCAAACATACAGTACGGGAATACAAATCCAATCAATCGGGTAGACTTTGACTATCACATCTCCAAGTTTGACGGCATAGCAGACGTTACCGTGTTTGATGTGGATAAGATGGGAGCAGACTTTCCAGTGACCAATACCACTCAGGCTCTATTTGACAGCAACAAGTCTGATCACTTTGGCTATAGGGAATACACAGAGGAGGAGAGCCTGCTGATCCTGAAATATTGTAAATCCTATAATAGGGAGAAACTCAAGCACAAGGTCAGATTAGTATGAATTTCATCGATAAATGGCTGCGTGATAGACGAATAAAAGCAATACAGAACAAATTATATTCTATGCCTACTGATAACCAATTCATCATAACTGACAGACCTGTTATTTTTTACCCTCCAGTCGAATTAACTCATGTCTGCGACTCTTTAGGAATTTTAGACATAGAGGCGTAATGAATCACGAAAACCACATAGTAACCTACCCTGACAGGTGCTCTGCAAACATGATAGCCAGATACGCCCTGTGCAGATTTACCCTCCAATGTATCAAATCCAAGGGACATACTGGAGACTGTGAGTATGAAGTGTAATGTCTGTAATGAGTCAAGACACACAATGTCTGCCAAAAAATGTATAGAGGATAGCGGTATGTGTCCAGCCTGTGTCAATCAGCAAAAATACGGATATAGGCAAGTAGGCAAGGGGAGATACTCTAATGAGATGTAAGGTGAAAAATAATTCGTTGTAAAACCTGTATGAATACCACAAAGCATAGTACAACCAAAAAGGCACACTGCTGGCTCCACCAACAATGCCCAGAGTGTCATTATATGGACATGAACTGGAGGCGTAGATCTTAAACGTAAAGGACGCTATTCGTCAAATATTATCAATAGCAACAATTAGGTACAATAAAGTACAGTACGGTATTGTAAGCGTTGAGATGTACTGGATATAGATCACACACTGGCTGCAAGAAGATTTCCAAGAACCCGTATGCCCATAACTGGAGCGAATGGCAGTTATGCTTTGACTGTGCCAATATCGTGCACCCAGAATTTTACAAGGACAGACCAAAGCGAGGCACTGGAGGCAAGTATCTCAAAGAGGGAGTATGTCAGGATATGATAACGCAGTTTAATTAAACATTTAAATAATTCACTATTGAATAAAAGACGTCGTTGGAATTGCAATTCTGACGAGAGAGTGGCTACAGATTACCACTTTAAAAACAGAGGGCGAACTTGTATCGCTGCAAACCCCACAGGGCGGAGACAACTGTGCTGAAAATCCAGAGCACGGGGAAAGCCAGCAGTGACAGGATAACCCAAGGCGTCGAACCCTTGGCTAACTTCGGTGTCGCAACATGGGAGGAGAGTCCCCATTCAAAAAACTCCAGAGGGAGACAACCTGACCCTATAGCGATAGGGAAAAAAACCGTGCTGTCAGGCTACGATAGTGCCGACACCTTTTACTTAACTAGTTAAATAAGGAATGATCCAATACACAGTATGCCAGAACAGATAAAAAATAAGACGAGGAATAAGGCTCATATAGTTCAATTACCAAACGGAGAGCTAAAAAATGGCTAAATTACAAACAGGAGAATCGGGGATGAGTAGGCACAAACCAGGACATACCATGAGAATATCAGAGATAAGGGATTCAAAGAAAATACAGAGGGAACTATTGGAGGAAGAGAATGGGTCTAGCGAAGAGGAAATACCTGATGAGTAGAACTTTAAGAACTGGATCTGACTATAAGAAAACAGAGAAAGATGGTAAAGGAAGATGGAGAGGATGTGGAGATAAAACATGTCCTTGGTGTATAGGGGATAGAACAAACAATACTAGGAGAATCGGGAATGAGTAAAATACTTGATAGATATGCTCTATTAGTCGGCTTAAATTATACGAATGATATTACAAATAAAGAACTAAAAGAATTGCATGAATTATATCACATAATTAGTAGCCTGATTACACTTCGAGGTAAGTGACATGACAATCCCTGAATATCTACTACTCATGATAGATTCACCTGAATTTCCAGCCATGAACAGAGCCTATGGGGATTCTCTGTTTAATAACTAGACACTTTTATCGAATCATACTAATCTAATTCATGGGATTTGCTCATAGACTGCGTACTGGACTGGGAGATTTTATCTCAGGTGGCAATCAGGTTTCATCAGGACGCTTACAGCCTCATAATTCATTGAATGTCAATTCAGTAAAGTACGCAGCCGAACTTTCCCAAATAGCAGAGGCAGGAGGATTCTCTCAGCCAGTATTCGGAGCAGAACTTTCCACCGTAGGATCATACGAGAGGGAGGGATATACCAGCAGAACTTTTGATACTCCTACCATACCATTCAAGACTCAGGTGTACTATGCAGAGAGGGACGAGGACGTTTCACTTGCAGTAAATGACCTGTCCTCTAAAATTACAGGGGGAGCACACTACTGGAAATCAGAGGTAGAGGCTGTCACTGACAAAATGAGCCAGTTCTCAAAGGATATAGATTTTGACTGGATAGACACTATCCTAGTAAAAGAGGTGATCACCTATGGTAATTCCTTTTGGAAACCAAGACTGGGGATCAATCAGATTAGAAATAAAGACGACTTAATGTGTATACCAATATCATCATGTGCTCGTATTTGGTGGGACAGACAACGAATGCCATACAAGTACGAGTTTAGAGGTTCAGAATATCAGGGCTACTTTAACGCTGCAAACATCATGCACTTTTTGTGGAACCCAATCAATGCCTCACTGTTTGGCACAGGTGTCATGACCTCGCTGTGCTCTACTAGGGACTTTGAGGAAATTACCCCATCAGGACAGGTATCAAAGAAACTGCCCTCCCTTATGGACAGAAAATACTCTACTGCCATGACCATGCACCTGACAGAAAGAAGATACACCCCTCACAATGTCTATGTAGCCATGAACTCCTCCCAGACAGAAAGGGCTCAACTTACGGCAGACCTTGGCAATCTGGACACGGGAGAGGATATTGTAGTTGGTAACAAGGTAGAGGTACAGGAGTTAGGAACTGCTGCCAGAGCATTCGATCCTACAATGTTTACAAACATGGTTCAGGGTGAAATACTCAAGGGTCTGCAGACTTTTACAGGAAAGCAGGGAGGAGAGGAATCTCACCAATATGCCAACGCTGAGGAATCAAGTGCTCAGACAGAAATAGGTCTAGCCTCATTCCCACTGGCAATTACACGCCAACTGCAAAACAAACTATTCCAGCCATGGTATGATCAGACAGGAGGGGCATACGACAATACCGTAGATATGTATGGAATGCCTATAGGGATTAACGGTGGCATGACACCTATCGCATGGAACGAGGCAAACCCTGAAATCAGTTTCGGCAGCGATGTAAAGGTAGAACTTGACACAGAACAGCAGACCAAACTTATTGAACTTGCCATCTCCACGGGAGCAGTACAGGATCCAGTAGAGATGAGACAACTCCTAGAGGACGCAGGACTCAACCTAAGAAAGGAAATGACTGAACAGATGGAGCAGCAGTATAACCCAATGCAGCCTCAGTCAATGGTACCAATGGCAGGACAGGCTCCGCCTCCAATGCCAGACTTTAGCACATACGCTGCAGACCACGGAGGCAGACCAAACAGTGATCCTAACGATGACTCATCATATAGAGACCAATCCCAATCAGAGCCTCAGAACTCCATGGACGCCAGCCCATCAGTGACAAACTCTGCAGACTCTCAGCCATCAGACCCTAGACTTAACTGGACTGAGGAGGGAATTAAAAAGAGACAAAAGACAGACACGTCCCTCCCAGCAAAACTTTCAAAGTCAAATCCCATAACAGACTCTAAACTCAAAGACCCAAAAGTCCCAGCATTCAAGAATTTACATATCAGCGACATTAACGCACTTTTGAGCCAGACTGAGCAGTAGATTGACCTGTCCCTGCGATGAGAATGAGAGACTGTTTAAAAAACACGGATTCAAGGAGATAGGAACCAGCAACAGAGTAGAGTCAGACTTTCTCCCAATTACGGGACTGGACATGACTGAGAAAATAGATGTTAATTATTTAGATACAGATTCCACTAGAATGCCAAACGACGAACTGGAGAGAGTAGACGGAGAGCCATACCCTACAAATCAGCATATTCCAATAGAGCCATACGGGGAGGAGCCATCTCACGAGCCATATCTCTCAGAGTATGTGCCATGTGACACATATCTCCCAGTGCAGGAGATGTGGATTCAAGAGGCGTATGATGATAGCAAGCACCCCAGAGGATCTAAAGGAACTACCAAGGGAGGGCAGTTTGTCAAAAAGGGAGATTCGGGCTCCGATAGCGAATCTGACCGTGATAATGACCCCGTTAAGCCAACGGGACTGACTACGATGATCCAAGGGCAAGAGGTCAGCGTCAATGCCAGAGATAAGAAGAACTGGGAAAAACATACCAGCCCTGCCCAGAGAGCCGATCCTAACTTTACTACTGACTATGGTACAGGTCTGATTAACAAAAATAACCCAGTACAACAGCCTCCAGTACAACAGCCTGCACCTGAACCAACAGCAGAGCCAACTCCTGAGCCTGTCCCAGAGCCAGTACAGGAACCTATCCAAGAGCCAGAGGTAGCACGAAACGCACCAAGTTCTGAGATTTATGATAATTTACCTCAAGCACCAAAAGACGCAGCAGGCATGACTGACGCTGCTGGCAGAGTTCAGGCTATGAAAGACAGAAAGGCTCTATTTGCTGCCACAGAGGAGGATAACGGCAAAGTCTATGATATGAGAAATACAGTGGATATTCAGGAGAGAGCCATAGAGAGGCAGCAAGCACAAATTAAAGACAGAGAGGGTATAGAGGACGAGAACGTCACACAGGGCAGGCGTGATAATGTCGCAGCACTTGAGGAATCTGTAGCCACACTAAAACCTCAGATTGAACAATTAGAGGCTAAATTAATCAACGCAGGGAAATACGAATACGAGGAGATTCAATCATATCTCAGCAGACGTCAGCAGTATGTAGATGATCTGGCAAGGAGAAAGGAGGGCTCAAAGGCATGGTATGATAATCAATCACATATCGTAGCCTATGACCGAGTTATAGACACTTATCGTAATGGATCAACGCAGGGGCATTTCACAGGAGCAGACATGGACGCCCATAGAGCACAGGTTCAAAAAGAGCATGAGAAAGAGTCTGCAGCCCGTAAAGCCGAATGGGAGGAGAAAAACAAAGCAAAAGTAGAGGCAGACAAAACAAAACGGGATAAAGACTCTCAAGCAAGCGAGGACGCTACTAAGAGACTAAAAGCAAGGGGATATGACAGTGGAGACTCAATAAACGACCTCATACTTGCAGATAGCAGTCTACTCCCATCAAATGAGAAAGCCATGACGGGAAATGCCACTGACCAAAAGAATTTCCTAAAAGATACCAAATCATTTTTACAAGATAGAGCAGACGCATTCACAATAAGAACAAATGAAATAATGGCTAAACGTGGATATGTGCCAACTAGCATAAAAAACATGGCGACTGAGGCTAATTTCAAGAATAATAACTTTGTAGAGGGGCACTCCATGAAAGGCGTAGTCATGTATAATGGGGGAGACAAAAAACAGTCTGCTATTTATGAAAAACAGTTTAACAATGCCCCAAAGGTAGGACAGCAGAAAATCACAGAAATATCAATCCATTCAAACGGAGCACCCAGAGGGACTGGAGGCAGCAGGAGAGGAGGTATCACTATGGGTACATGGAATAATAAAGGCAAAATTAGTATGTTTCATGCCTCCGCCTCTGCCCGTAAAAAATTAGAGAGAATGGGCATTACTAAGGACGACTTTAACACTACGGGAGATCACGAAATAGCACACGCTACATGGACAGGAGTTACGGATAATATCAAATTAACTCCTAACAGTGAATTAGATACTGCTATGGGTAATTTCAAAACAGCAGTAGACAACGCCTATGAGGATAAAGAGTTCAAGTTTGACTCTTACACTGACACATACAGGAGAAATGGAGGTACAAATAGGAGAGGACATGGAGAGGATATTTTGGAGAATGAGGTGCATTCAAGGCTGAGGGAGTATGAGCAATTAGGTACATTAGACGGATTCTCTCAGAAAACTTTTGGCAGTATAACAATCTCCCCAGACCTTGAGAAAGTTAAAGAACATGGTAGAAAAATGGATAATATAGTTATAGCCTACAAGGCACTCAGAATGGAGATGAATGCGATATGAGTGAAAGAGTAGAGCACGACAGAGTGATAGAGAAATTCTTTAAGAAAGGACAGGTACCCTCAGATGAGAAAGACTGGGATTATGTAGTTATTTCATATTTACTAAATGGTAGCCTAGTCTATCAAGCCACAGAACTATCCCCAGAAATGTCAGACTTATTTGAGGAGAATGATGATACTTTAGCAATAGGGGAGAGCATATCCATTCCAAACAGCCTATCTACACAGACTGTCCATGATGAGAACTGGACTGCCACAGGTAGCAAGATAGACTCTCAGCCATCTATGCACGGAGAGGAGGGCTGGGCTGGCACCGTCGGTCATGTCAGGGGATATGAGAATGAGGGCAAGCAAGATAAGATATTTGATTTACCACCTCACTACGTCCTAGAGACTGAGGAGGAAAAAATGATGGCAGTCTATGTGAGAGTCCCTGTCTTTGGTGATCTCCTCTGTCAGGCTTTTGACGGCAAGAGAGTAAACCTGTTAGCCGATTCTTTCAGACCAATCCCACCCAGCGAGGATCCTGAACTTACCAACACCGTAGTAAACTGTAAATGCTACTGGAGACTGGAGGGAGACATTTCCCCACAGGTAGAGAAAGAGGAGCAGAGCAGGGGAGAGGACGGCAAGTACAGAGTAAAGCCAGAGCCATATCACGAGGGAATAATGATACCTCCCAGTACGGTCTCCAGATGGGGAAAGTACACTAGGACAGCCCACGACGACGACGATATATGCACATCGTTTGAGGGCAAGATTTATGATTTATCCAAAAAGCAGAGACCTGTCCCACCTAGCGAGGGCAAGGGCTACACCAACACACACCCAAACTGCAAATGCTATTTTGAGCCAGTAGACAATCCAGAGGAGGAAACTAGAAAAATGGCTATACCAACCAAACTGGATCTGCTTACAAACATTGAGAAAAAGCACGTCCATTCGGTACATAGAAAGATTGGTCAGCGAGCCAAAAATCACACTCTGCACACTGTCTTTGAGGACGGTCACCTGTCCAAAAGAACTAGGGGCACAAACCCTATGAAAGAAATCCGAGAGACACTGCAGGAATTACATAATCAGTTTAATTGGTTTACCCCTGACTATCTGGAGAAAGTGAGCCAGTTAGACAAATCAGTAGGGGGAAAGTTCGTGCTGGTCAGGGCGTCTGCCGAGACAATTACAGACCATAGAAGTGAGGGAGAGCCATACAGGAGGCTGCTCAAGGGAGAGGAACTAATGCAACTCACTAGAACTGGTATTGGCAAGTCTACAGACATTAACCACTTGGGCAAGGAATTTGAGGTAGACAGCCAAGTATTAGACGCTGAATATGACCCAATAAGGAAAGAATCGCAGATGTTAGTTCACCTGAAAGACCCTGAAATTATCCATTTTATTGACACTGGACAGATAGCCTCCGTATCTATCAACGCAGGGGCACCTAGAAGAATGGACACCGAATGCGACACTGGAGAGTGCTTTGTGGTACCTACTGGGCTAATCCTTGGAGAACTTGACAATATAGCGTTTACGTGGGTAGTAGATGATCCTGCAGGGATAGTCTGGAGAGGCAAGTATGTACCAAGGGCTACGGCAGGCGTCAAGACCACTAAAATAGAAATTATATAATTAAATGTTTAAATACAGTACGTTTGAGGGGTATGTATGGAAATGCAACAATCAATAATTGATCAAATAAAAATGGGCGATATTTTTGAAAACATCGACCACATGGTAAAATATTACAAAGTAGTAGAAATCAAGGAGAAACAGAGTATTTGGGGAAATCATTACATCGTAGAATCACCTCAAAACGTAGGAGTCAGATTAACAGTACATGAAGATGATCTCCGAAAGAATGATGGCGTATATGGAGCGAGAACTGGAATGATCCCAGTTAAAGTTTTGGAGGCAGAGGACTAATGACCCTCATCTCTATGCTAGACTCCATCATCATAGCCCAGTTGGCAGAAATAGAGAGGCTGCTACAATGAGCGAGCAAGGATTCTGCGAGGACTGCAAAAAGCACACTGATGATATATTCTACTGGAGAGGAGAGAAATCTAATAAAGAATATGCCCTATGCGAGGACTGCGTAGTGAAGAACAATACCACAATTAAATAGATAAATAAGGAATTACTGAATGATTGCTATGCCTTACTGTATGTGTAAAGAAAATTTTGATTATTGTAAATGTGACCAGCATATCTGCCCCAAACACAAAAGCAAGATAACCAAGAGACCTGTCCCAAACTATAACATGAATGGTACTAATGCTGATTTTTCATTTAGCACTGCGTTTACATCAGAAACTATACCGCTATCTAATGTCACTACAACAGGTTTTATCTAATGAGCGAGATCTACTACGACTATGCTGACTATTGGCGTCATGAGGGCAAACTATCACACATTGACTCTCTATCATTCAGACTGACCAAGGAGCACGAGGCTCAGGAGGACTCGATAAGATCCGCAGTTTTAGACCATGACCCAAAAAGCATTCTGGAGATAGGGGCAGGCTGGGGAAGAATAGCCAAACTCATCAGGGACGCTGGAGTAGAGGCAAAATACTTGGCATTAGATCTTTCCTATGACAGACTAAAGCAAATCAAAGACAAATCCATAGATAAGAAAGTAGGTGACTTTATGGATTTTGAGGGAGTAAAGGCTGATTTAGTTTTAGCAGTAGAGTTACTAATGCACATACCTCCAGATATTATAGAGGACTTTGTAGCAAAAATGAAAATTTATGCAAATGATACCATCATTATACTTGACTATGATCCAGAACAGCCTAGAGATATTGAACTGGCAGACCATAACTTTCTACACGACTATGACAGACTATTTCCAAACGCTAAATCATATCAGGTCAATTATGTACAGAAAATGCGTATTTGGAGCAAGTAATGGAGCCTAAAGACATAGCACGATTCATGAGCAAAGTAGAAAAAACTGATAACTGTTGGGAATGGCAAGCACAGAGTACCACAGGCAAAGGATATGGTACATTTTGGCTTAATAATAAAATGAATGTGGCTCATAGAATTTCCTATGAAATATTTGTAGGGTATGTACCACATGGTAAAGTTTTGGATCATCTATGCAGAAATAGAGCCTGCGTTAATCCTGAGCACTTAGATGTTGTTACACAAAAAATAAACTGCATACGGGGAAATACTGGAAAACATGAGGCAGATAAAACACACTGCCCACAAGGACACCTATACTATGATCATATCAGAGAAAAACGGTCAGGTAGAGTATGCGGTAGAATTTGTCTCCCTTGTAAAGCCGATAGTAGTAGACGATATAGAGCAAAAATGAGGGTATGGAAAAAATGAAAGGGCTTTGCCAAAAATGCCACTCCTCCAACGAGGAAATAATGCTGAGAAATGGATCTCCATACTGTAGGAAATGCTTTGAAAATTAATCCCCTACTCTGTGCTCCGTCGCCCAGAGATATTCGTGCAGTCTACGAGGAACTGAGAGACACTGGCTATGACAGGCTCTATGCCAAGTATTATCCAGAAAAAACAGCCTACAATCTGATGAGGGACTATTTCATAGACCATGAGGAGTATACCCATCTAGTAATCTGCCCAGACGATCTAATCATCAAAAAGGAGCATATTGACAGACTGATATTTGATCTTGAATTAAACGACTATCCCGTACTGTCAGGGGTATGCAACGTAGACGCAGCAGCAAACAAGGACGCACTAAACGTCACTTACAATTTACCTCACCCCACAAGAACCGTGCCAGAGAGAGGAATCATAGGCTGGAGACACTATCACTGGGTACACAAGGACACTGAATTTCCAGCCAAAATACTGCCATTTCTGTTCTCAGGCTTTGCGTGTATGTTTTTGCGTAGGGACGTAGTAAAGAGATACAAGTTTGCTGACGACGCCAAACAAAACGGCACACCTACCATGATCACGGGGGCTATAGACGTGATGTTTGCCAATGTCTGTGCAATAGAGAAAATCCCCCAAATGGTAGATACTGACGTCAGAATGGAGCACCTCAAGGGCAAGGAGAGGTTCTTTGACATTACCCTAGGGGACGGAGAACTGAGACTCTACCACGCAAACAAGGACACATACGAGTTAGAATCACACGAGGCTAAGGGCAAGCGTAGAGTATGGTCAATGACGAAAGGTGATGAAATCGTACAAGGAATCGTCGATGAGGATGAAAATAGTAAATAATTAACTAACTCCGCATTCATGACCATTATATACTAAATTACCAATATCCATTCATGAGTAAATTTACAGCACTCTTGACTTTGAAAGACTTTGCAGACGCAAAAAAGATTATGGAAACCCTCAAAAAGTTACCACAGTCTACATACGTCCTAGCACAGACAGCATATCAAATCCAAGAGACACAGCCAAATATTGCTCGTAATTTCTTGAAAACTGTAATCCAAGAATGTGAAGATGAGGAAATCAAAGAAGTCGATGGCGGTCATGATGAACAATCAAGTTCTACCACAGGCTTAGAAAAAATTGGTTCCAATGAACAGGTCACAGATATGGAAAGTTCAGTAGATACTAAAGACCAAATGGGAGTCGCAATCGGTGAAATGGCACCTCCAATGGGAATGCCTCCACAACAACCTCATCAATTTCCTCCACAACAACCTCAAGTACCTCAACAACAAATGCAGTACACAATCCAAGAAGCAACAGCCATTAGAAAGCAATTCAAGATGATCCAAGAGGCTATCAAAGATCTATCCAAACAGATCAGAGAAACCTCAATGCAGAACATCAAATCTATGGACGTTGGCATTGGTGCAAAAGGTACCCCATCTACAGGCTCTTTTATTAGAGAAACTGTTAGCGGAGACCTCGACGGTGCAAGATCAAACATCAAGAGACTTAACGACGCAATCAACGACGGTAGAGCGTAATCTACCACTTTTTTTCTCTTATTTCGTCAAGTAACTTTTAAACTTTAACGATAATCGTCAGTAACCACATGACAGATAAATATTCAGGTCTATACGATGGAGCAGCAGATTCAGCAGCATTAGTAATTAATGCTATTGCAGATGAGGCTATAGAAATCGGATCTCCAGTTATCCCAGTCGCAGCCGCAACTGGCGAACTAGCACCAAGAG